GATAGAGGATTATGATAATGTTGATCTATCCCTTAAAGCAGATTATAATTATAGAACAGCATGGGAGAATGGTGTCCATCTAACCGCAGAAAGAAGCCCTGTTGACGGTAAAATTCACTGGCAATCCTCAACTCCTGACGGCGAACACTTAAAGTCTGAAGATCATCCTACTAGATGGAAAGAGGAATTTATGAGGGAAACAGGAAGGAATCCCGATGAAGAAGGATTAACGGAGGAACAAGCACAAGAAATCCTTAGTAAAGAGAACACAGGAGAATCTCTATGGGAGGAGGGTTTAAAGAGGGGTAAAGATCTAGTAGGAAAGGCGAAGAAGGCAGCAGAGTACCTCCTTCCGTCTATGAACTCACTACCTATTGCTTCTCCTAATAACCCTAATGGAATGGACAAGAAAGAGAATAGGTTTAGTTTTGATACAGTTGAATCACCTGAATTGAATGAGTTAGTTGAAAGGCATTTCACTAGACAAAACAAGGAAGGAAAAGGTCTTAATATAAAGGGTAGTGAAAAACATACAAGAAACAATTGGGAAATACCAAAGAAGATATTGGCTGACTTAGCAAATAAATTTGCTTGGACAGAAAGTAGAAATCGACAATCTATTAGAAACTCTGAGGGTAGTACTGCTACGGGTTTCTATCAATTCCTAGTAGGCACGCAAGCCGAGAGGGACGCAAAGGAAAACACCTCTCTTCAGTCTGCTATTACTAGAGTGAAAAGTAAACTCAACAATCCACCTGCTTGGTTAGATAAGCTATATAAAGATGGTAAAGTAGGAGAGTTGACTAGAGATCAACAAACTTTGTTACTCTTAGGTGATTTATTAGAGAAAAAAGGTGGGGATGAACTTTGGAAAATAATGCTTGATCCAAAGAGTCAGGATGGTACGGGAGAGAAGTATAGAAAAGCTCAGTATGATATGTATATAAAATTACATCATACAGATAAAAAAGGTGTGTCAACGGCGGTAAAGGCAAATGCTCAGAAACACATCTTATATGTAAATAAATATTATCATTGATACAGGAAAATAATAATGGAACACGCAAATCATGCCGAGTGGCTTTTTGAATTATTAGTAGCAGCAGCAGGACTATTAGTAGCAGTAGGGCTATGGTTTGGTAGATTCTTATTAGTAAAGATTACAGAGTGTAGGGCGCAAGGTAGAATTACTTGTGATAAACTTGCTATATTAGAGTTGAAAATTGCAGAAGAATATGTTAGCGCACTCACCTTTAAAGAAGCTATTAACTCCTTTAAAAGTGAAGCACTCCAACATCATAAAGAAATACAAGATCGCTTCGCTAAACTAGAAAGCTATATGATGAAACGTAGGGGTGGGGATTAAGTTATATTCCTTTTTATAACCATAACTTGTTTCCCTGTCTTCTGAGAATATTTAATACCATGCTCAGTCCCTTTGGAAACCCCGTCCCATATTGCTAACACCCTATCCGCATTGTCAATGATTTGTTTATTACGGATAAAGAAATGTCTGGCTGAATAAGTGGAAGCCCTGTCTAGTTTAAAATAGGGAATAAACTCTACATGATCCATACTCCACTTTGTAGCATAAGACTTAGCAAACCCATCTATACCCTCTGCTCCACCAGAAATAATCGTGATCGGAACACCCTCAACTGAGTGTCCCGTAACAAAAGTATGTATTGCTTCCCACACTATTTGTTCTTCTTTTAATGACCGACTACCTATTATTGCTAGTTTCATATCAATGTATCCTCTTATCTATTATTGTTTCTAAAACTGAATCTTCATCCAACTCATGTACTACTATTTGAAAGTATACGTTAGGCACATCAGGATATTCAATCTTTAGTACTACTCCCTCCTCTAGATTTGCTTCTTCTAAGTCTCTCAATTGGACTACCAGTTCCATCAAGTACTTCTTCAGATCTAGATTGAAGTTTCCTTCTTGCTCTAATTCCATCATCTTTTATCTCCTGTAGAGTTCGCCCACAACTAATACACGCATTCCCTTCCTCATTCAGAAGGCACTCAAGGATACAACCTGTATCTGCCGTAGCCATAGCCAAGGCAGAATCAATTACAGCCCTAGATCTCACAAGCCCCTGCCACACAAGCGAGGGTTTGTGATGCTTCTGTATTATCTTTATCCTCAATCATAGCAGTCCAATCAATTCCTTTAGGCATAGTGGCAAGCATTGCTTCATACTGCTCCTTGGTTAGATCCTCATAAGGTGCTTGTTGGTATACGTGGTCAGAATGGGGTAAAAAGCTAATGCCTGAGATGCGATCAAATCTCTCCCAGACCCATGCGCCTACCCCGACCCATTCATCTTCCTTCACGTACACAGTACAACTAGGCTTATGTTCGCACCAATCATCTTGATACATCAACCATAGTTCCATCTGCTCTATTGCTGTTTGACTACCTCTACATATTGCACCATCAGGTGCTTTCATAGGGAAGCTTGCTACCATTGTCGTATCCTTCTTAGCTTCATAATCAACTAGAGGAAACCCATTGTCTAATAAGAATTGACATACTGGATCTTTCTTATCTAACTGAATACGCCGAATATAGTATGGAGCGAAACGAGCGTGAATCCCACTAGCAGAGTTACACAACTGAGAAACAGTACCAGAAGGCTTAACGCAAGTAATAGCAGTAGAAACAGGTACATTAAATCTCTCAGCCCATTTAACATTAACCTTCCTAGCATGATCCCTTAACTCCTGTAAAATTGTAGGTAATCCACGTACCAATTCACGATGCTGAAGCATTGCATCTTTAGCTCCATTAAGTAATGGGCTATCCATAATACCAGTAAGGCTAACTCCTAGTAACCTTTCTTCATCAGTGTTCTTCTTCCATTCTTCGGATAAGAACTTGAAATCCGTAAGGGTTGATTGATATGTTCCAAGTATTGTTGCCAATTCAATCTTCTTCTTGAGTTCATTATATGTATCTGATTGTCTAACAACAACTTCTGTAAGGTTACAGAATTGTTTATCTCTAAGTATAATTTCTGAGCAAGGATTACATCCGTAATCAAGATCAGCACTACGTCTTCCCCAACGAGAGGCTTGATTCTGTGCAGCAATGCGGTTAAAGATTCCCCTCTCACCAGACCCCGACTTAACGAGACTGAGCCATTCTTCCAAAAAAGTTTTAGCATCGGGCTGCTCCGTATAACATACTGAATTATTAGCTAACATCCTATGTGGATTTCCGCCGTCTTGTACTGGTAGATACCATTGTCCTGTCTTAGCATCACGCATTCTATGGTCAGTTAGATTAGATAAACCAATCAAGGCACTTCGCCTAACTCCGCCAACAACAACAATGTCACCTATCATACATATAATATCGTGTACTTCTAAACTATTCAGCTTACGTCCTTTAGCCCCCTTAAATGTTTCTGTTACAAATGTAAATAAATTCTGCAATGGTAGAGGCCCAGAAGCACGACCACCAAATGTTTTAAGTCTAGCTCCCGCAGGTCTAATCTTACTGTAATCCACATTAGGAATATCACCTTCCCACAGACTACTCATCAACTTCCTAAATGCTACCGCCCAACCCTTCTTAGAATCTGCTACTACAATTACATCATCAGACCATGACAATTCTCTGGGTACAGGAGGTAGTAGATCTATCTTCTTGCGCTCATTAGAGAACCCAATCCCCGTTCCGTTCATCAATATGTACAAGATTTCGCTAAACACCCGTTTACTTGATATAGAGGTGTATGCACAGTTAAATGCTGCAATATTATCCCTCTCACAAGCCTCTCCTGCCGTCATAAGAAGTCTCATGGATGGAACTATCTCCTGACGTAGTAACGCCCCGTGTAGCTCCTTATATGTCCCTTTAAGGTCTACTTTAGAGGACATATAGTCCATAAACCTAGTAATAGTCTCTTCCCATGTCTCTCTGCGTTTTTTGTCCTCTAAATACCTAGCATATTTAGTTACGTGGATAATCTGCTCATACGTTCCCATTTTATTATCTTTTTTCATGTTATCCTTAAATTTATACGTTATCGTCCGTTGCTACCCATTCCAATATAGCTAGTAATCCACCTATCGCTAGTATCACTACCACAATACTAACTGCTAGAACTTGTGTGGTTATCAATAAATCTCCTATACTTGTCACTATTATTTCTCCTCAGTTTCAATTAGTTTCTTTAGGTAATGATCTGCTTTATAGAGATCCTGTACTCCTCCCTTGTTCCGATAACGACAAATGTACTTAATTATATTTCCCTCTAGGAATGATAAGTTGTTTGCCAGTATAAAGTCCCAAGGCTGTATCTCAGTTAAGTAATGCTCTCCCCCTATCTGCTGTTCATTAACGCCCAACCATCTATCCTCCGCTGTTTGCTTACTCATCATCCCACTCCTCATCTTCCAAGTCTTTAATGAAATAATCTCCCCTCCCCTCAATTTTTTCAGAGAACTTGTCTACTATATCCTCTGAAGATATTTCTAATATCTCTAAGAGTGAGATCTCATCTAACATCTTTAGTCTTTCTTTAATTTCTTCGTGTGTGAGTGGCATAATAGTTTCTACCCTATGTGGTGCGTTCCATAAATTGATGGCAGGAAACCATAAGTCTTTCCACCATTTGTCCAAGTCTTTCATCCATTTTATATCCCTTTATGTGTTACAACAATTTTCTCAAGCTTCTCAGTACCCTGACTCCATTTTCCACAATCTTGACATTGATACCTTGCGTACAGTCCTGCCAACCTTCTAATAGTACCCCTCCGTTGTAAGTGATGACCACCACATACAGGACAAGCATTTGTTGGGCTATCTGTGGGGTGATTAGGAATCCACGGAAGAAGTCTCATATACAATTGCTCCGTCAGAGTCACATCGTGTATGTTGTACTTCTTCATCTTCTGCATGGCTTTCTTGTCCCCTGCCATATAAGCCGTCCATAAATCATGCCCTTGATGTTTGAGTTTGTTTCCAATTTCTAAAAAATTACATACATACTCTAACTTATTACTAGGCATTTTAAATCTA